GAACCCTCCTGAACCCCCTCTGCCTCCACACACACCCCTCCCCCACTGAGTCGCTCACTTTGGGGGGATTTCGCTGGAGGCGCGGGCGGGAATCGAACCCGCGAATAAAGGTTTTGCAGCACCCGGAGCATCCCCTCCTGCTCAACACCTTAGCCAGGAAGCAAGACGCGCGTCCACCGTCTGTCCGGTTTACCAGTCTCGCAGGCGCCTGTCCCGGGCCTGCCGGCGGGGATTTGTGATGCGGGCGTAGATCAGGGTGTTCTGAATGTTCACGTGGCCCAGATGATCCTGCACATCCTCCAGCGGCTCTCCCCGTTCCAGGAGGTGTGTTCCACAGGAGTGCTTCAACACGTGCATGTGCCGCCGCTCGGCAGGTATTCCCGCCGCCGCCCCATACTTCTTGATCAGCACATCGAGCATCTGCCTGCTGATCCCATTTCCCTCCCTGGACAGGAAGAGCGGGCCCGGCGCGGTACCGCGGACGCGGAGCCACGCGCGCAGCGCTCGCACCTCGTTCTTCGTCAGGTGAAACTCGCCCGAAGACGAGCCCTTCCGCCGGCGCACATACAGGCGATCGCTCTGCTGCCGGTAGTCCGAAACATCCAGGAGTCCGATCTCGCTCGCCCGCAGTCCTCGGTGGTACGCCAAACGAAACATCGCAGTGTCCCTCGGGTCCCGGATCGCGCTGAAGAGACGGCGGATTTCCTCCTCCGACAGGTATTTCACCTCATTCGAGGCTCGATTCTTGGGCATGGCAGACGTGGGGCTGCCGGGTTGGTCACAATAGCCATTCTGACCAACCCACAGCGCGGCTTTAACACAAAATCAACAACTTACGAGGCTCACCAGCCCCGGAGAAACTCACTGTAATGTCCAACTCCTACGGACTGATCCGGTAGTACGCCAGCAGGGCATCCCCCTCCGTCGGGGCGCATGTCACACAGAACAGGATGTCCGTTCCATCCAGGCTGAAGTCCACATTGCGGCGGAGGAGGATGCCGTTTCGGAACAGTCGCAGCGAATAGGGAGTGACCGGCGGGCTCGGCAGAGTGAAAGCTCTGTTCACACCATCCACGACCCCGGCAGGCACGACCTCCTCGACCCAATCCCCGGACGAGCCGCTGGCGGCGCCGCCGGAGGAGTTCACTACCCACCTTCCGGATTGCGCCACTGCAAACTCGACCTCCACGTTGTTCGCATCCACAACTCGCACTCGATGCCCCTCGACTCGGTTCCCGGCCGTGTCGAAGATCTCGATCAGAACCGCGGTCGTATTCCTGTTGTGTTGAATGCTCAGGATCGTCAAATCGGTGAACTCGCCGGAGTCATTTGGAATCGGCGGCCCGGCCGGACCCTGAGGACCCTCCGGACCAATCGGACCTTGCGGACCAGTTGGACCCGGTGCTCCATCCGCGCCGGCAGGGCCGGCTGGACCCTGCGGACCCTCCGGACCAATCAGACCTTGCGGACCAGTTGGACCCGGTGCTCCATCCGCGCCGGCAGGGCCGGGCGGGCCAGTCGGTCCTGTTGGACCTGTGGAACCTTGAACTCCTTGGGGTCCGGGCGGTCCGGTTGGGCCAGCAGGGCCGGCCGGACCTTCTGGGCCGGGCGGACCCTCTACCGTCTCCGGATCATCCCAGGCCGGCTTCCCATCCAGAACCCGAAGCACCTGGCCCACGGCGCCGATCGGCAACCGGGACCAATGGAAGCCGCCGCGGTATAGCAAGTCCCCAGTCGCTGTGCCGACAGTGGTGATCTGGTGAAGCCCGAGAGTCCCTGCCGGAGTGGGCAGGGTGGCTCTCAGCACCTGGTGAATTTTCAGAGGTGTAGCGGAAACCGGCACGTACCAACTTTCGATCCATCCCGATCCGCGCCGCGGCGTGTACCGCGCCTGGTAGTGCGTCCCCTCCGGTTGACTGCCCTCATTGGGCTCCAGATCGAGCTGGAGGACCCCATCCGTCACCACAATGTCCTGCTGCCATCGCTTGAGAGTGACCCCGCCCGCGGTGGTCATGTCTGGGGCGTACACGGTGATGGTCCCGGAAAAAGGCTGGTCGCCGATCCCTGTGCGAACCGGCCCTTCGATTCGCGTCGCGGCCCCCAGGATAGAGGCCGCCATCCACAACAAAAGAAGCCTCTTCACTGCCCACCTCCCGGAGTCTCGCCGGCCGGCCGGATCACTACCGGCGGGTTCGGCATTTGTTCCACCGCCCGGGCAGCCGCCATCGCCGCCGCCCTGCCCACCGCCGATCTGATCTGCTTCGCGATGAACACTTCAGCCCCCTCTCCCGCCGCCGCGGCCTGCAACTGCCCGTAAACCTCTTCGGTCAGCGTGATCTCCACCGTCACGTTCGCCATCTAGACCTCCAGTGCATCCAGCCTGCTCTTGATCGCGACAATCTCGTTCCAGAGCAGCCAAAGTTCATTCCCGACGGTCGAGAAACCTCCGTAGTCGATCTCTTCCGCGCCGTGCGAGTGGTCTCCAGCCGCCACCTGGTCCGCCCCTGACCCGACGTTTTTCGTCGCAGCGGTGCCTAACCCGCTGATGGCCGCTGCCGGGTGTCCATGGCCCGTATCAGACTTGTTCGCGAGAGCCGAATCCAGGCCGGTCACTTTCGCTGTCGTCAGCCCGTACACCGCACCGCTCTGATTGAAGTCCACCGTCCCGTTGGCCACGAAGCGCAGTGCACCCTGGACCTGCAATTCGTTACCTGCGACCGTCAACAGGGGGAAACCGCCGCCAGAGCCCAGAACCTGGAGCCCGTACGCCGTCACCCAATTGCTGCCCAGAATCAGAGTAGTCCCACCCCCGGTGATCACCACCCCGTCCGGAGTGACGTTCGTGCTGTTGGCCCCACGGACCGCCGAGAACCCATTCGCATCGAGCAGAATGTACGCCTGCGACTCCGGGTGGGACACCCTCATCACGCCCAGCAACTCAATGTACGCCGTCAGAAGCCTCTGGATCACCGCGTCCTTCAGCTTCACCCTGCCCGTCCCGTCCTGCTCGAAGTCGTTTTCGCTGAGACCCCATTGTTCAAGAAAGGTGAGAGCCAGGTTCACGAGCCTGCCCTGCTCATCGACGAGGAGGGTTGGCCCCAGTTTCTGTTGAGGGATCCCAGCCGGATCGAATCCAGTGGACGGCTGGATTGTCATGTTCACAAAGTAGGGGTTCTCGTTGTTAGGCTCCCCGGCCTGATTGACGGCTCGGAACCTCCAGCGAAGGTGCTGCGCCTCATTGGGAACATCCCACTCGTAGTCAGGCTGCGTGTGAGGGGATGAGTCTGGGCCGAAGTAGCCGTTCTCCTCGTAGGATTGCCCCGGCAGCGGGTTGTACTGCTCATCGGTGAAGACGCGGTCAATCCGGCAGTACCAGAACTCCGGGCTGACGGTTGGGCCGAAGGTGAACTTGAAGCGGCCCTTCAGGATGCCGCTGATCATCTTCGTCTCCACCACCACACTCGCCGCCGTGATCTGGGGCGCCATCGATCGGGGATCCAGCAGTACCGAGACGACGGTCGCCGCCCCCAAACCGAACCAGATCCCAAGCCCCTGCCCGTGGCCAACGACCGCAATCCATAAGCGCTCGGCGTCTTGGCCCGCTGGGCGCTTCGCCCAAAACTCCTCGAATGAGAAGGCCGCGTTGGGAGTGACATCAAAACCGCCGCCCGGGTTCTCCGGGTTAGCCTCCCCGAATGCCTCGGCGGCGGGTTGGGCGGCCCCGTCCTCGGTCCGGACGGTGTGGATGTTGACGCGGTCGTTATTGGTTCCTGCCGTTCCGGAGATACGGATCCGGGCCCATTGCTCGCCGGCGGTGTCGGTCCGAATCCCGATCACCTGTGCCGTGATACCCGCTGGCTGGGTGACCACTGTCCCGCGGTCCCCCACTAGAACAGGAGCCGAGTCCACCCATTCGCTCACGCCTCCAGGCTGGTCCGGGTAGGCGCTCCGGCCGCGGACCCCAAAAACCGCATACTGGCCTGCCTGCGGCTTGTCCCAATACCCGTCGAACCAGCTCTCGGTGTCGTAGCCATCCTGAGTCCCAGGGTATTTGTAGGGGCTCACCGGTCCAGTCATCGCCTTATCGGCGAAGAAGCCCACCCGCGTGTCATAGCCGATCGTCCCGCCTTGGGTTTCTGGCTTCAGCCAGCCCGCCTGGAGTCCGTACTTCGAGGCGTCATCAGGCTTGTCCAGGACCGTCAACGTCACATTAGTCGGCGGGAACGCGCGCCCGTCTTTTCCGGCGCTCCGGAACTGAATCACTGGCGCCGTCGCGGCATCCGCCGCCGCCTGCCGATTCTCCGCCACCAGCCGGACGAGTTCATCCACATCAGTGAATGGGGCGTTGTGCTCGATCGTGAACTCGATCCCTTCCGCCCCCACTGGCCCGCGGTGCTCGAACAACCCCTTCGGCCGTTCCGTCCCGTCCGCTTCGATGTAAGTCGCCCGGACTCCGTGGAAGTCCTCGTTGCGTGGCTCACCAGCAGGCGGCGCATTGTATCGGACGGTGATCTCGTTCAGGACCTGGCCCCGGACCACCTTCTGGGTCTGCCCGATCACCGCGGCATTAGTCACGTGATCGGGTGCCTCGGCCCCGCTACCCTCTTGCGGCTGCCCAACCGCTGTCGGCACTCCATCCGCCGCCGCCAGACCCTGGAAGAACTGCACCGCATCGCCAATGATCGGCCCCGCCACGGCCTCGATCAGGTACGCCAGGTGAGGAAGGCCGGGCACATCGTACACCCGGATCTGCCGGATGATGTAGCTCAACGGGTGAAACCACCCCCCGCCCCCGTAACTCCCGGCGGCGGTCGATCCCACCAGATCGAATTCGTCCCGGCTGACGTTCCCCACCGACCAGGTCCCGTCCGCCTCATCCACCCCCGTGATCAGGACTCGCTCGCCCGCCAGACGGCCGTGGGCCGGCGCCATGATCCTCACCGGCGAACCATACGCCACCCCGGTGATCGACCGCCCCCCGAAGATGTAATCCGAGACGTCGATGTGGATCCGCTGCCCCACTCGGGCCGTTGACGCCAAAGGCTCCCGGATCGTGTTCAGCGCCACTTCAGCCGTGGCGCTCAGTTCGTCCACCTGGTCCAGCAGGCTCTCGGCGAGCTGCTGGGCCTGGCTGCGCGTGGTGGGGTCGTTCGCCGTCCGCAGCGTCTCGTACCACCCCGTCCCGCCTTCGATCGTCGCTCGGAGGGTCATCTCATCCGGGTTTTCCGCGAGCGCCCAGTTCTGCTCCACCCCAACGTAGGTCACTTCCAGGACGTCGCCCGTCGCCAGCGGCGTTGCCTCCGGATCCTGCTCCAGGTTCCGGCTCTGCAGGCTCCAGTACCAGTCCCGGGTCTGGTCAGTCCCCCAGATGCCCACCGTCTTGGGTGACCCGTTCACCGTCACCTTGGGTTCAGCTCCCAGCGGGTGAGTCACCCAGAACCGGTTGCGCTCTCCATCCGGCGTCAGACTCGCATCCGCCTCTTCACCCTCTCCGGACCGGCCCGCGCTATCGAATCGCGCCGTCTGCTCCGGCCGGAGGAACTGCCCGAGCCGGACCAGCATCCGGTTTGCGTACTTCTCGCGCGTGGACCGCACGCCCAGGCTGGTGAAGTTCGCATCCTGGTTGTTCAGTTCGAACGGGCAGGCATAGGTCTCCGGGCTGAAGAAGCGGAGGTTCTTCTGGTAATCCACCAGCCAGAGCATCTTCGCCACCCGCGCCACCTGGTCGATCGCCTCGGCCACCGTCGGGTAATCGATCGAGAACTCCTCGATCACCGGCCCGTCCTGGACGAAGGCGGTGTCAATCCCTTCGCCCTGGAGGGAGTTATTGCAGATGTCCCGGACGATCTGTCCGGCCGTCTGCTGCTGCCAGTTGTACTCTCCCGCCAGGCGCCGGTCCAGAATCCGGTGATGGTCGATGCAGCTCACCCGGTGCAGCACGGCCGCGTTGCCGTGGTACCGGATCACTTCCACGCTTTCGATCGAACCGGCAAACAGGCGGATCGCGCCGTCCAACACCACCACATCGACGCCCACATAGGGCGCCCACCCCTCACCCTGTAGGATTTCGAGCGAAAAGTCGCACGTCGAGCGGCCGCCCAGGGTCTCCACGATCCCCAGCGTGCCGTTCTTCCAGCGGCGCGAGATGCCGCCAATCAGAAGTGAAAGTGCCATGGAAATGAGAAGGCCCGCCCCGAAGGGCAGGCCCGGTGAAATCAGTTGGGGAGGCCGTTACTGCGTTGGCGGCTTCTCCCGCTCCTCCGCCGTCTGGCGGTCAATCACGTCCTGGTGGACGAGGTTGAGAAGACCGGCCGCGCGGATCGACTCACGGAAGAGGAGGGCAATTCGCTCCTCGGCTGAGCCCGTACTCTTGAACCGCTCTGGACCATCACTGAAAAAGCTGCGCTTCCAACCTGCCCAGTCCATGTCGATCCGGACCAGGCAAGAGCGCGTGCCGTCCCGCCATCCGGGGATGTTGACGTCGTAGTAGTGCACTTCCGCCCGGTACGGCCGGAGGCCATGCACGGTCACCAGTAGCCCTTCCCCTGTCTGGGCTACCTGTCCAGCCTTCGCTGCGAAGGTCTTCCATTCGCGGGTGTTGTACGCGTGCTGAAAGATCACCGTGGTGCCCATGCTTCTGCCGCCAATGATCTCGAAACCCAAAGACTGCATCACGTCCGTGGTCCTGTCCCATACTGGAGCACACGGCGCGGCAAGGTGGGTTTCTCCACCCTGCAGACCGGAAGCCGCGGCGAGAAGAATCGAAAGGTAGATGGCACGCATGGCTCTGATCTCCTACTCTGCCGACGTGGCCGGTGGATGTCCCGTTACACTCCTCGCTGCCGCAAGCGCCGCGCCAGTTCATCCAGGAATGCGTCGAGATCGCGGAATCCGATGAAGCTGGCCCCAGCCATGTTGATCGTGGTGCCTCCCCCGCCACTAATCCCCGCCCCGACCACTTCCAGAGGAGAGTCCGTAGTAAAGACCCTGACGCCGAGATTCCTGATCTCCATCAGGCGTTCGTGGATGCCCTGCAGCGCGGGCAGGTACCGGTTCATCTGTTCGTTCAGGCCCGTCGAGTTGCCCACCAGTCCAATGATCCCGCGCGTCGTCTCTCCCAGCAGCTTGTTCGTCTTCGCCGTCTGGAAGTTCCCGAAGATGCTGGAGACCATGGTCCCCAGACTGCCAATTGCCCCCAGAGTCCCCATCAGGCCGGAAGTCGCGGTCCCGAGGGCCGCGTTCAGGCCCCCGGTTGAGTTGACCGCCGTATTGGCAGCGGCGGGCGCAGCGCTCTTGGAACCACTCAGAATCTTCCCCAGTGAGCCAAGGCCCGGAAGCTGCGACCCCAACTTAGCCAGACCTGTTCCCATGGACTTGAACAAGCGCTCCAGACCGAGTTGGGTAAGCCCTTTCGCGAACTCGGTCAGGATCTTCTTCATCCGGTCGCTGAACTTGCCGCCTTCCCACAACAGGTCACCGATCGACTTGGAAACCTGCTGAAACACTTGCTCCATCCGCCGCCCGACCTCGCTCCACACGGATTCCACCACCTTCCCTGTGTCCTGTGTGCTCTTCTTCAACTTGGCGAGCTGCTCTTCCTCCGACTTGGAAAGGACCTCGCCAGCCCGCTTTCGTGCCTCCAGAACCTTGATCTGGGCGTCATTGCGCTCGTTGGCGGATCCTTGTTTCAGCACTACCTCCAGATCCTTCTTCATCTGCTCGAGGTTCGGCCCCTTCTGCACCCCAAGCCGCGAAAGCGCCTCCGCCAGCTCCTTCGCATCGCGAATCTGCTGCCCGAACTGGATCTCACCGGCGTTCTCCGCCGCCCGCTGCAAGCTTTGGCTCAGGCTCTCCACGTACTGCTCCACAGACAGCGCCTGGCGGCCGAAGTCCTCCAGGTTCGGAGGCTCGATCAGCCGCCGCTTTCCCGCATGCACCTCGTCAAGCCCCTGAACCCAGGCGGACACGAACTCCTCGCTCGCTTTCCGGTCCGCCGCCCGCTGATTCAGGTCTTCGATCGCCTGGCGGAGACTCACCACCGGGCCCAGCGTCCGCTCGGCCGCCTGATAAACCAGCCGCTGCGCCTGCGCCAGATCCTCCGCCGAGGCCCGCCCGCGCTTGTACGCCTCCTCGATCACCCGGAGGTTCTCCACCGCCCGCTTCTGTCCCGCCTCCAACTCCCGCGCCGACTCGAACCCCAACTCCTGATACGCCTGCTTCAGCCGGTCCACTGCGCCTGATGTCTGGCTCGCCTCCGCCTTCACCCCCTGAAGTGCCCGCTGCAGCGCCAACTGTGCCTTCTGCAAGTCCTCCGCGGTGGCCATGCCTTCCTGATAGGCCTTCTCGATGATGGTGAAGGCTTCCCGCGCCGCTTGGGCATCTGCCTGGACATTCGACGACGACTTCACCCCGAGGGTCGTGAATGCCCCCTCCAGCTTGTTGTCAACCTTCGCATCTCCAAGCGTCTTCGCCAGTTGGATCAGCTTCGCGCGGTACTCATCGATCGAGATGATCCCCTGCCGGTAGTCCCGGCGCAAATCGCCAATGTCCTGGCCATGCGCCCGCAGCCTGCCTTCCAAAATGCGCAGTGCGCCGATTTCGCTCTCTACAGCCCGCCTCTGGGCATCCCTCGCGGCATACAGCGCGGTCATGCCGGAAACCACCCTGTAGATCCCCGCCGCCGCACCCAGAGCCGCAATACTGACCGCGGTCAGTCCCGCCGCAAGTGCACCAACGCCGGCCGTTGTTCCGGCGAGTGCTGCAGGGGTTAGCCCTGTGGCGATCGCTTGGGCTACGCCGAGCAGTTTGGCGCCGGCCGCCGCCGCACCCGCAACCAGAAGGGGCCAGGCCTTGATAAGATTCCCGATCTGCCCAGCCATGAAGCCGAGTCCAACCGATGCGGGTCCGATCACGGCCAGCAATCCCGCAATGCCCACCGTCGCGCCCTTCGCGTAATCAGGCAGTTCCTTGAACTGCTGGGCCAGATCACCCGCAAACCGGGCGGCTGGAATCAGGCCATCTCGGGTGAGTCGCTCCAGGCCTGATACCAGCACTTCCCCCACCGGTGCCGCGGCCGCAGTGGCCTCGTTCTTCAACTGCCTCAGCCTGTCCGTCAGCGTGAGCGCATCCTCGGCAGACCGGTTGATCGTTTCGCTGCTCGATCCAACGACATCAAGCAGCTCGGCGAACTCGAAGCGGCCCTCGCGGATCGCGGCTGCCATGTCGGGGCCAGCCTCTGCCCCAAAGTACTTCATCGCGATTGCCGTCGCTTCTCCCGCCGAGCCGACTGACCGAATCTTTTCCATCAGGTCCAGCAGTGCGGACTTCGTGTCTGTGACGCCTTCGCGCGAGAAGTTCGTCAGGGCCTGGCGCATGCTGCCCAGCACCAGTTCGGTGTTTACGCCTTCCTTCTCGAACTTGCCCATCATCACGGCCGCTTCGCTGAACGAGAAGCCCATTTGGCGGAGCGGTGCGCCGAACTGCACCAGGCGCCCCGCCAACTGGTTCACCCCAATGCCGGTCGTCTGGCTCACCTTGAACAGGTAGTCCATGGTGTCCCCGGTCTTTTCAGCGGACACGCCCCAGTCCCCCATCACTCGCGACGTGGACTGGATCAGGGGTTGCACCTGCTCTCCCGTGATCCGGGCAAGGTTCAGCACCTGAATGGATAGCTGGCGCAGCGGATCACCCGTCAGGCCCAGCCTGGTATTGAGGTCGGCAATCGCAGTAGCCGCCTCCGCCGCCGAATTGGGCACGCTGCGAAAGACCGCGGTGAAATCCTTTTGAAGTCCATCCAGCGCGGCGCCGGTCGCTCCGGTACCGGTCCGGATCGTCGCCATCGCCTGATCCACCTGCAGAGATGCTGCTACCGCCGTCCCTCCCACCGCAAGCAGAGGCACCGTAAGCCCCTTGGTGATCTGGCTCCCAAAGCCCGAGAGCGAACTGCCGAACTGACGAAGAGATCCGCCGATCCCTTTCGCGTCAGATCCGAACTTCTTCAGATCGACCGCGGCTGAGCGCAAACCGGACTCGAACCCGCCCTTGTTCAGGCTCAGCTTCGCCGTCAGTTCTGCAATTCTCGACATGGTTACTTCCCAGCCAGCGCCCGGAACCGGGCGATGATCTCAGCCCCCGAGGTGGGCTTCTTCTTCTCCGGCGGCGCCGTCGGCATGAAATCCCGGATGCTCAGCCCCTTCTGCTCCGAATACCGGCTAGCAAACAGATAGGGCATCTGCGCCTCACGCCAGTCCTCCACCAGGTCCCGCGCTTTCAAACGCTCGCACAACGCATGGAACTGCCGGGGCGTCAGCCTCCAGAACTCCTCGTCGCTCAGCCCGAGGTCGAAGCGTCCGACGCCCCATCGATCGAGCCACCATTGCTCCCGGCTTCGAAAGGGGCCTCGCCATCCCCGGGCGTGTCCGCCTCCTTCTCATCCCCCAGAATCTCGGGCAGAGCCGCGGCGAAGGCCTCCGCCACCACGGCCTCGATCTCCGCGGCGTTCTTGAACGTCACGTGCTTCCGGAGGTCATCGAATTGCAGATCGGGATACAGGTGCATCAACCCCACAAACAGAAGCACTTTCGTCTGGTAGGCCTGAGCGCTCTTGGCCCAGAACTCCGCCGCCGGCAACCCCAGCAGCGGCTTGCCGAGACGGTATTCCGCCTCGGCAAAGTCCGCATGCTGGAAGCTCAGCGGGATCGGGAGTTCGCTGAGCAAGGGCAGGGAAACTGTAAAGACCGGCGCCACAGGATTCGCCGCCGGCGTGGGTGTCCTCTTCTGGCTCTTCATGCTACGGGGTCACCGTCACCGCGCCGTTGATCTTCACCGTCACTTCCACGCTGGCGCCCGCGTTCTTCTGCAGGTTCCACTTCCAGCCGTTCACGCTGCCCTCGAAGTCCACCACCGCCGCGCCGGCGTCGGCACAGGTGATCTGGAACTCATCGCTCGAGTTCGGCGTGTTGTAGCTGGTCAGCAGGTGCTGGTGCGTCGGGTCGCTGGGGTCCCAGAACATGTTGAACGTGATCTCGCCATAGTCCGGCAGACCCGTCACGTACTTCGCGGCCGTGTCGTTCAGCGCCGTCACCTCGATCTGCTGCTTCGTGCCGGTGGGGCCGCTAATCCCCTCCGCGCCCGGAATCAGCGTGAACACTTCCGCAATCTTCACCTTGAGTTGGGTCCCCTGAGTGGACCAAGCCTGATACGGCATCCTCGCCTCCTAAACGAACTGAATTTCGAACTCCAACAGAACCAGCACCACTCCGATCGAGGGCTCCTCCTGGTCCACCACGTCCTGCAACGTGCAGGACTCCACCCAGATCCCGTCCTCGCCGCCCATCCGCCCCTTGAAGTAGCTCAGGGCCGCAATCACCGCCTCCGCCGCTTCGTGCGCCGTGTCATAGTCGGCCGTCAGGACGGCCACCTCCCAGATCGAACGCGCGAGCGTCCGCTCTTTCCGGAGGGTGATCTCATCCCGCCGCCCCGCCAGTCTGAAAGCGATCGACGGCTGCAGGTCCTCGCCTGGGGGCCTCTGCGGAAGCCCCAGCGGGTACACCCGGTCTTGAACAAACGCCTGCACGCCGGGGTTCTCCACCAGGTGGCGGAACAGGGATGCTGCCGCCGTCTTCATTCGCCGTCCGCCGCCTTCTGGATGATCTTGAGAGTTTCCCGCTTGGCCCGTTCAAGCGCGGCGGGACCGGAACGGTCCACTGCCCGCTTCCAGAATGGGTTCGCCGGCATCCGCCCCACCGTCCGCGGCGTCAACCAACCGCCACTCAGCCCTGCGAAGCGCAGCCGCCCTGCTTTCTTTGGCCGCCGCGCACCCTCGGTCCCAAACTCCGCCAGGTGGGCGTGAGGCGCCCGCCACCCCCGCCCCTTCTTGATATTCACTCGCGCCACCGCGGCCGGACCCAGCATCTCGGCCCACCGCCGCCCGCTCAGGGCCACAATCGATTCCCGCAAACGTCCCGCGCCATCCTTCTTCGGCCACCGGGACATGGGAGCCTCCGCCTTCGCCGCATCCCGGACCGCACGGGCAGCCTCCAGGTACACCCGGCTCATTTCTGCAGTACCGAGCGACGCCGTCATCGCCTCCAGACGGGCATTCACTTCCTCGATCCCGAGCACTTCGACGTCGATCACCGCGGCAACACTCCCTCTTTACACAGCGCCCGGATCTCAATGCCCCGCTCTTCGACGTCGATCACGCTCAGGATTTCGAACCACCGCCCCTTCGCTCGGATCCGCCAGCGCGGATCGAGCGTCAGCGGCCCGCGAAAGACAACGACCTGCGTCGTTTCCGCGTTCATCTGCCTCGCCGCGTAGAACTCCCGCCCGAGCTGCGGCAGCATCGCCGCCCAGCGCTCAGCCACCACTTCCCAATTCGACCTGGTCGCTCCGCTCTCGCTCCGCTCGATCCGGTTCTCCAGAATCTCCACCCGGTGCCGGAGCATGCTCGATCGAATCGCCATTACCAGCGCACCAGCCGCCCCGAGTCGAATAGGGCCTCAATTCCAAACGGAAGCCGGATCGCTCCCGCTCCTGGCTGCGGCGCCTGGTCGCGGTTGTCGTACCATTGCGCCACCAGCATCTTGATCCCTGCCACGATCCCCGCCGGCACGCCGTCAGGTTCGTACCCCACGATGCACCGGATCCGCACCGGCAGACCGGGGCCAAGCTCCGCCGACGGCCAGGTTGCCCCACGCGCCGGCCTCACTCGCCCCGGCTCGGAGGTGGTGTCCACCACGTATTGATCTGTGGCGACCACCACCTCCTCGCCATCCGCTGTCCGGTAGTAAATGGAGGTGACCGAAACCAGCGGATCCGCCAAGTCGAAATCTCCCAATGGCCACCCGGGGAAGAAAGCATCCAGGGTCTTCCGGGCCAATTCCCGGCCTTGGTGCAGTTCCGCCTGCTCCCGCGCCGCCCTGATCAGCCCCAGAATCTCCTGGTCCTGATCCGTCGTATCCACCCGCAAATAGTCCTTCATTGCTGCGAGACTGACGGGCTCATCGTCCACCGTCGGCGGCGTCACCAGGCGGAAGCTCATCGCTTCTTGCCTTTCTTCGACGCGGTGACTCGCGCCGGCGCCTGGGCCTGGGCCTCCTCCGGCTTTTCCACCGCCAACGGGGCCGCTTCAGGGGTATCCACCTCAGTCGCCAGCCCGCTCTGAACCCACGTCGCGCCCTGCTCTGCGCCCATCTCCACCACTTGCCCCCGGCGATAGCTCCAGTGGGGAGAAGCGATCGCCTGATTGATCTTCACTCTCATCGCTCACCTCTCAAAAAGAGGGGCGGGCCGAAGCCCGCCCGCCATCACAGGAGGAAGTCGCAGCCGCTTAGGACGCCGCGTTCTTGTAGTGCTTGATCGGGCCCATCCCCGCGTCCACCTGGCGGCCGTCGCCCCGGTAGAACGCGATGAAGCCCACCTGCCCGGACTCGATGTACTTGTCCGAGATCCGGAAGAGCTGCATGTCCATCACGTCGCGGATCATGTAGGTGCTGAAGTCCCCAAAGAGGATCGACTTCGCCCCGGCGGCCATCACCGGCATGTGGTTGTTGATCTTGTAGGGGTAGCCCAGAATGGTGTCCGGCTCGCGCACCGCCAGGCCCGGCAGCCAGAGGGGGCGCTCCTGCTCGTCCTTGAGCATCTTCAGAGCCTTCAGCGTCAGATCGTGCATCATCCACCGGGCATTGTTGCGGTAGGCAATGTCCACCGAGTGCTGCAGGTCCACCAGGTCCGCCACGATCACCGACGTGGTCTGGCCATTCGCGCCCACTTTCCCTTCCGCCGAGGCCGTCACCACGCCCTGCGGCTTGTCGGTGTTGTCCCCGATCGTGAAGTGCTTGTTCGAGATCCGGCCCAGGCGCTCGCCCAGCTTCCGGCTGATCATCTCCTCCAGGTTCACCGCTTCGTCCTGCAGGAGTTCGAACGGCACCAGGAGAGTCTTCGAGGAGTACTTGAAAGCCTTCAGGATCACCCGGTTGAACGCCAGATCCTGCGGGTTGGCCGCCGTGTTCTCACCCAGCAGCTCGCCTTCATTGCCCGTGTCGTCATTCGTCGGAACCGGGATGTCGTTGCCGCTCTGGGTCGGCAGAGTCGTGGCCACCTCACGAACCCCGCTGAAGTCCTTCATGGCCTCCACTACCCGTCCGAAGAAGCCCTGGGGAACAACGAAGCCACCCGCACTCCCCGTGATGGCAGACTGAGCCCGGTGCTGGGCCAGCAGCACACGCTGTTCCGGCGAGCATTCCTGCATTCCCCCGCGGGCCCAACGGGTGAAGGCGTCATGGTACGCCCGCTCGTCCGGCGCGGCCTCCGCCGAGCCGTCCCGCTGAATCGCCCGGGTGCTCTCCGCCAGATTCGCCTCGGCCCGCTCCAACCGCTCCGCCGCCTCGATCTGGCGCAGCATGGCATCCGCATCGTCCATCATGCGGGTGAACTGCTCCTGCTGTTCGGACGTCAGGCCGTCTGGCCCCGCCCCGTTGTGAATCGCCCGCGCCTGTTCGATCAGGGCGGCGCGCTGCCGGCGCATTTCCTTCGTGTTCATCCTCTTACCTCGTTTCAGATTTCCCGCTCGGCCAGGTCCAGGCGACGGCGCATCGCTTCCAGCGCGCGCTTCGCCTCCGCGGGCGGGGCCGCTGCGGGTTCTCCGCCCTCTTCCATCTCGATCTCGCAGGCGCAGGCCTGCTCCACACGGATTCCCGATTTCGGGTCCGCTCCCACGGGGACCAGGCTGATCTCCATCGGTTCCCAGTCCTCCGCCAAAAGCCGTTTCATCTTGTCCTGGGCTTGGGTGACGTCCCGGAACTTGTGCACCTGATAGCCCACGCTGACGTTCCGGATGATGCCGTCCGCCACGTCCTTCCACACCGGATCCACTTCCGGCCGGTTGGAAAACCGGACCCTCGCCCGCCCTTCGCCTTTCGCCACCCAGGCGCTCTCGACGACGCCAAGCACGTTATTCAGACTCCACTGGGCGTGGGTATTCAGCAGCGGAGCCCCCGCGTTCAGCCGGTCCAGCCGCACATGCGCCGGGTCCATCGACAGCTCCTCGATAAACACCCTCTCGGTCATCCAGTCGAACCGCCGAACGGCCGCCCCGGTGCTCCATACCAGTTCGAACGTCCGTTCCTCTTCGTTCAACGTGCCAGGCGCCACCGCCGCGGCCCTAATCTGCACAGGCACGTCCACCAGTTTCTTCTTCACTCTTCGGCCCCCTCTTCTGCCGCCTTGCCTTCTTCCACGGAGATCATCTGGGCCTGAATCCGGTGAACATCGCCGCCGGGAATCGGGTTCATGTTCTCCTTTTCCCGGCACTCGTTGATCGAATAGAGGCCATCCCGAAGCCCGATATTGTAGGACTGAATCCGCGAGAGAGAATCGCCTCGCAGCAGGACGTCGGTCAGAAATTCGGCGTAAAACTCCCCAGAAAGCAGCTTGCGGGTGATCTCCTGCTCCCAGTTCGTCATCCACGGCAGCATCGTGAACTGCACGAACTCAATGGCCTGCTGCTCGATATTCGCCTTCGTCGCTTTATCCAGATCCCCAATCATGTGCGGTGGAATGCGATAAATCGACGCGACTTCCGAGCGCTGGTACTTCCGGGTTTCCAGGAATTGTGCATCATCAGGCGGGAAGCTGGTGCTCACCCACTTGGAGCCATCGTCAATAACCAGAGTCCGGTGCGCGTTCTGCACGCTTTCGTGCTTCGCATTGAAGTCCGCCTCAAACCTCGCCCGGTCTTTCAGCCGGCCTGGCACCTGGAGGATGCCGCCCACCCGGGCCCCGTTCGAGAACAGCTTCGCGCCGAATTGCGAGGCCGCAATCCCAGTCCCGATCGACTCGCGCGCCAGGCGGATAGGACTGTACCCCACCAACTCATCGCCAAGAGTCCGGATATGCAGGACTTCGTCTGGCGCCCAGGGGCCGCTCCAGCGATCGCCGCTCCGCCGGTACCGGTAAACCACTTTCCCCGCCACCCGTTCAACCGTCATGAACTCTGGCCGGAGTGGCCAGATCGCCCTCGGCCGGCCGCCCACGGTCCAGTCGATCAGGCTGTACGCATTCCCCCATCTGGCGGCGTTGTTCATCATGATTTCCCGCCAGGTGTAACTGCTCATCTCGGGGTTCGGCTCCATTCGCAGAAGCCGGTAGGCGTAGTGCCCGTGCGCCTTTTCCCGGCCCCGGTCCAGCCTCTGGTACACATGCAGGGGCAGACACGCGAGCGTTTCCGCCAGCACTTTGACACAGGCCAGGACCGCCGAATAGTTGAGCGCCGTCGTCTCGCTTACCCCTACGCCGGCGGATGTCCGTCCACCCCCTGTCAGGGCGTCCCAGGGCCAGCTATCGGGCGTGGCCGTCGCGAGGCTCTGTTCGGCGCGCTCAGCCGGTCCTCCCAGCCACCGCAAGATTGAATGCCACACGCTCACAGCAGCACCACCGTCGGATCCGAGTAGCCATCCCCGCCATGCACGATCATCCGGGCCAGAGCATTCACCAGGGCCACTATGCCGTCCACTTTCTTCCTCGAGTTCTTCCGGTCTGGCTTGACGGGCATGATGAGCCCCGATCCGTTTTCCCGGACTCCCACACTGTCTGCCATCAGGTTCAGAACCGGGTGGTTTCCATGGCGCATGGTGTGATCGGTGAAACGGCGCTCCAGCTCGCGCGCCGCGGGATTCATCCCCTGCGGCGTCTGCCGGATCGGAACCATCGTCACGCCCTCGGTGTTCAGCTCCGTCGCGGTCTGGTTGGCGTTCCAGGGGTCATAGCCCACCTCAACTAGGTCGAACTCGTCCGAGTACTCCAGGATCCGCCGCTTCACCACTGTGTAGTCCACCGTGTTCCCCTTCGTCGCCTCGATCAGCCCGTCCCGCACCCAGCGGTCATACGGATAGCCGTCCTTCTTCGTCCGCTCTTGCACAGCCCGCTCGGGCATCCAGAAGTGCATCAGCACGTCGATATACCCGTCTCCGTGCGGAAACACCATCGCCAGTGCAGTCAGGTCGATCGACGTCGATAGATCGAGGCCTCCGAAGCACCGAGCCCCCCTCAGCGCCGAACGGTCCACTTTCCCGCCGCACTGCAGCCAGTCCTCCATCGGAATCCAGCGCGTCTCCTGCTGCACCCACCGGTTCAGCCGAAAGCGTAGGAACTTGTTCAGTTCGCCCGGGTTCTGTTTTGCCCGGAGCGCCGCCTCCCGCACCTTGTCCTCGCTGAGGAAGTCTCCCATCGCCGGGTTCGCTTTCGCCCAGACCTTGGGGTCCTCCCAGTCGTCCCCGTCCTCCGCCGCGTAGATGATCGGCAAGTACGCCGGGTTCTCGAAGACGCCCCGCTTCAACTGGCTTGCGTACTCGTGCTGATCCCAGCACAGAGGGCTCTCGTCCATCACACCGGCCGTCGTTGTCGCCACCGTCAAAGGCTGCTGCCGCGTGTCGCCCCCGAGCGTCAGAATGTCCCATAAGTCGCTGTTCTTCTGCCGGTGCAGTTCGTCGAAGATCACCCCAGAGGGGTTGATCCCATCCTGCGTTCCAGCATCCGCCGAGATCGCCCGGTAGAAGCTGTCTGTGGGCCCGAAGACGATCGTCTTTGTCGAGTTCACCACCTCACACCGCCGCTTCAACTGGGGGCAAAGCTGCACCATCCGTCTGGCCGCACGGTACACGATGCCTGCCTGTTCCCGGCAGTTGGCGGCGCCGTACACTTCGGCGCCTACTTCACCATCAGCCGTCAGCAGGTACAGGGCGATCCCCGCCGCCAGTTCCGTCTTCCCGTTCTTCTTCGGGATCTCGATGTAGCACGTGCTGTACTGCCGGGTCCCATCGTCCTTCACCCTCCCGAACAGCTCCCGGATGATTTCCGCCTGCCAGGGAGGCAACAGAAATGGCGCCCCCGCGTATCGGCCTATGCCGTGCTTCAGGTACCTCTCGAAGAAGGCGACGGCCCGGTCGGCTTTCTGCTCATCGAATGGCACTACCCGAACATCCCGTCAGGATCATCCGCCGGCTCCGACTTCGGCACGCTGATCCTGCCCCGCGGCGCCGGGGCAAGGCCAAAGAAGTCCACCCACCGCTGCAACGCTGCTCGGTACTGCCTCGCGATCTGAAGCGCCGGGTTCTTCACTAGACCACGCTGGCCCTCGATCAGGACCCCGCGCTTCCCAATGTCCTCTTCGCACTGCTTCAGCCTGAGCGTGCACAGGCAGTAATCCGCCAGCGCCGCCTGGTCCAATTCCGACAGGTCGCCTCGCTGCTTGAGCAGCTTGGCCACACGGGCCCACTCGGCCCGAGCATCTTCCGGCAATGATGCGGGTGCTTCGGGCACCCCAGGAAGAAGCGGCGCGGTCTCACCGCTCCGCTTCCCCGGATTCCCCGCCAACTCCTTCGCCTTCACCGCCTTCGCCCGTCCCGCCATCACACCCCCATCAAAAATTCACTTTCAAACTGCGGCCGCTCACAGATGACTGCGACGTGGTCTAGGCGGCCAGCTTCGAGGTCCGACCCACCCCCCTTGGGTCAGCACACGCGCGCCCGAAGCCGCCATCCTCCACGGCCGTCTTCCGGTCATGGCACCGCTTGCATAGCGCCTGCCAGTTTGACCGGGCCCAAAACAGATGCGGGTCTCCTCGGTGTGGGGAGACGTGATCAACCACCTCAGAGACCCGCAGTCCGCCATGCGTCTTGCATCGAACGCACAGCGGATTCTCGCGCAAAAAAGCCTTACTCACCCTCTGCCACTGCGCCCCATACCCGCGCGCCGCCGATCCGGCCCGCGGCGCCTGCATCACCCGCGCAGGCCGGTGCAGCGCACAGTACCCACGCTCCACCAGGGCTGCGCACCCCGGCCATCGGCACGGCCTCAGCGGCGCCTCGGGCATCAGACTCGCTCCTCCGCGGGCGGCCACCGCCTCAGTCTCGCATTCGCCTGGCACAGCGCCTTCGTCTGATACTTCTCCTCCACCTGGCCCAGAATGCTCTTCTCCATCTTCAGCAGCTCATTCTTGACCCACAGCACCAGGTATCCCAACCCCAACTGCGCCAGCAGGTTCAGCAGCCCCAGCACCACCCCCATATCCACGGTCATTCGAAATACCCATCCAAGGGCCACAGGGCCACCGGCTTCATCTCGACAAAGGTTCGCCCCAACCGCCGCGCCACCACATCCGCCGCATGGTACGCCCGGTGGGCTGAGCCCAGTCCCAACCGCCGCGCCACTTCGGCCAGCTCCAGCCGCCACACGAAGCGTAGCCGGAACACTTTCCACTCCTGTTCCGGCAGCACCCTTTTCGCGGTCAGATCCACGTCCGCCAGAAACTCTTCCACGGGCCGCCCATAGCTCCTGGCCCCGTGCGCCCCCGCTCCGACGATCCCAATCTTGGTCGTCGACGCATCCCCGCTGCGGAAGCTCAGTCCGTGGTACCGGTGCATCACTGCCCGGAATGCCGTCCGCTCCGCGCAGGCGCACGCCCGGAGCCTGTATCCACCGCGTGCCTTGTTCAACCCCACCATGCCGTACCCCGTGCACACAGGGCATTTCGGATCCGCCAGACTCAGCGCCGCACCTCTCGGCCACCCGGGTGGATGGACGTCATCTTTCCACTGGGCCAGCACGAACTTCGCCATCTCCTGCCGTTTCCGGATCTTCGGAACGGGAATCGCCCTCGACAGTCCCGGGCTGGCCTCACTCATCCCGAAATTCCTCGGAACCATCACCACCTGTGCTGCTGTTGCCATGGGAATCAGAGAACATCGGTCAGACGGCTCACGCCGCGCGCGGCCAATAGGCCGCGCAAACGAGCCAAAGCCCGGCAGTGCATCGCATGCACCGCCGGTACCGAGACCTCGCAGATCTCCGCGATCCGCACCAGACTGTGCCCGTCGCCGTATCGCAGGATCAGCACTCTGCGCTGCCCCAGCGTCAGTTGGGCCATGGCGGACAACAGCAGCCTCTCTCGCTCGGCCGCAGCCGCCATCTCCGAGGGGCAGTACTCAGGACCCGCCTGCAGTGTCGGAATCTCGACCCGCATCCTCTTCCTGTCCGTCCGCCGCCTTGATCAACCCCGCCGCCGCCAGCCCCTGGATCGTCAGGTCCACCGTCCGCTCATGCAGCGCGGTCTTGGGGTTGGACGCCACCTGGACGCCCACCAGCCCCAGAATGGCCCATCCCGCCAGGCTCGTTCGCCAGCCCTTCTTCTTACGCCGCTTTCCGCCCACGTCCGCCACGCTCAGCATTAGGCCACTCCTGAATCTCCGTGAAAGTCCACACGCCCTTCGGATTGTGTTCCGTCTCCCGGTTATGACTGGCGGACCGGCCATGCCATCGGCGTCTGGCCGGCGGACCCTCCGCCAGGCCCGCCGGCCGCCGTGCATGACTTAGAACGCGCACTGTCCGTACGCGCTTCCGGGTCCCCAGCAGCTCCACTTGCCCCGCTTTCAGCCACCCGCGGACATCGGCTTCCGTCGCCCAGCCGAGCGCTTCCCCTTCTTCGTCGATCAGGGAAATGCGATCGGCCATCGGCCGTGGGTCGGTCTCTGGCTGCACGGGTAGACTGTCGTTCGGTGACCGGAAGTCGAAGAGTTTTAGGCCGCTCTCCTCGCGGCCATGCGCCATTCCGGAAGGCGCTTTTCCGGAAATTCGGGAGCTCTCCCCGGAAAAGGTATCTGTCTGATTGTACGGCTGGGCCGGGAATTCTTTAACGGGGGGAGGGCCGTTTCTTTTCGCCATGCCCTCTCAGTCGCCAGAATCCACCCTTCGGATCGGTTCGGATCACCGAAAGAGCTTCTTGAGCCGGCCGATGCCTTGGGCTTTCAACTCACTCGCCCGCGGTCCTGAGATTGCCAGTTCCGCCGCCGCCAGCTTGAGCGAATCGCCATCCAGGATCCCGCCGATCACGCGCGCCTCCTGGGTGGGCAGCGTCCGCAGTGCGGCACGAACCCGCGTTACCCGCTCCGCCCGCTCCGCCAGCTCGTCCGCCGCCGCCCGGCCGTCCCGAATTTCGACTGGCACTTCCGCATGCTGCGCGTGGATCCAGTTCCGCCTCCGGATCGAGTCCAGCATCGCGCCACGCACCCGCGCCCTGGCAAAGAGCCGGAATGGAGCCCGCCCCCGTTCGAAACTCCCGGCCGCCTGCACCAGACCCACCATCCCCGCCTGCACCAGGTCCGCCAACTCGATCGACGCCGGCGCTCGCCGCGCCACCATCCGCGCGATCGGCTCCACCAGATCCAGATTCGCCTCCACCAAACGGTTCCGCCGCGCCAGCGAGTGCCCTGCCATCCCCTCAGCGTATCAATAACTTAGACAGAGCAACAGCCAGTGTGTCCGCGCACACTCTACCCTGAAGAGGTAGAGCGCGATTCAGTTCGAAAGTGGGCCTCGGGACGCCTCATGCTTGCCGGCTGCTGGTGTCCTTGGCTCAGGTAGGTTCAGCCGGAGTGTACCACCCATGCCGAACCCTTGCCAATTGTTCGCCGGGATGTCAGCCGGCCTTGCGCTTCCGAGGGCGGGCCGGTTACCCCTCCCGCGCGACCGCCCGCAAAATCGCTGACAGGATCCGCAAGACCCGCACTGTCGCCAACCCAGTCGCCGCCACGACGAACACCCAGATATGGAAAATCCAGCGGAAGTGGGGGGACGCCGTGTCCGCCATCGCCGCCACCGCCGAAAGGCAGGCCGTGATCAGGCACAGCCACACCGCTTGGATCAGGAAATGCACGAAGCGGAGGTAGTAGCCCGCCTCCTTGCTTCGCTGTATCACCCATTTCTCGTCCAT